GCCGGAGTTCCTTTTGGTCGGTTGTCCATACGAGAGACTCTCATCGTACGTCCTAGGAAAAAGCAGCCCAACGTCATTAGAGTAGACTAACTCATAGACGTGGTTGTAACCAATTTCCATGCAACCGGGATTTTCACGCATGCCTGCGGCTTTCTAAAGCTGTGGTAGTAAGTCAGGGACTACCGGCCCTTGGGGCGCATGTTTTACGTCGTGCCCGACAGGGGCAATTAGCCAACGTACATCGCGCGAACCTTGTTATAAGACAAAGGTTCGAACTTCACGCCGGCTTTCTTGCACGCTCGATAGCAAATGCCATAGATGGTGTCGTAATATTCACGATCATGAATGGCAGCTTCGAGGAGCGCGCTACGAACAGTGTCAGCGGCAATCGCGTGGGCGGTGTTGGATTTTTGAACCCAATGGAGGCTATCTTCAATAACCTTCCTTTGTAAGGGTGCAAAAACAACTCCATCAACCATAACGAAAGCACGTTTAAGTAGTTCGGCTTCGCCCCAAGGAGTGAATCCATCGAGTTCAGTAATATCAGTCTTGTCAGGCTTAGTAACTTTCCCTCCCAAGATTTTCGCGGTTTTGTCTGCGTAATCAATGGGTCGGAAAAGAGGGGCAATAGCTTTTGATACCGAAATTAATTGGTCATCTCCATAAAGGGCGGTCTCAACGTGTTTCTTAAACAGCGCTACTAGGGTCAATTGGCGGTCTGCTTCGGAAAGTTTGTCTTGATTCTCCAAAATAGTAACGGCAAAAACGATCTTAATTGAGGTCTTATTGCGGTAAGAGTTGATTTGTGACGTTCTATCAACGCCCGAATTTGTAGTTTGGGCATCTAGATACGCCACGGGTCCATCAACATGAACTGCGAGACAAGATCCAACATAGGTGGACACGAAAGCACAAATAAAATCTTCTTTTTCAAACGCTCTTCCAACAGCTTTTTCCCAGATCGGGGAGAAATTGTGTGACATAATCGTGTTAGTTCCGATTACATGCGCATGTTCTTCACCCATCTTTCTTGCAAAGATGAGTTGGTTGTGCATGTCGTAATTAACTTGATCAGTCATGATCTTGTGTGGGTGCTTAGACAGTCTGTGATACAGCTCCGTCCATTCTTTTGAGGTAGGGGTAATCCCAACAGCAGGGGTGCTGATAGTAGGATGTGCCTTCTCAAGACTAGAAAGGTGGGCAGTAAACATACGCGAGCAAATCAATTGTACAATCGATCCTGCGTAAAACATACGGGTAGCACCTCCGAGAACGCGCTTGGCACCGCGCCGTTCTGCTTTCAAGGCGTCAACAACGACGCTCACAGGCTGATCGCCTCTACCAATGCACGCTAAATAAGATAAAATAGCGTTCTGTAGGCAGGGGTGCCATTGATCAAACTTGGTTGGTTTGGGATCTTTTTTGTCCATCCCAAACAGAACATACCGGTTAAAAAACGGCATTTCTT